CCGACGCGAGAACGCTGAGAAGCGTGCCCGCAAGGCCGAGAGCGACGGTGCGGGTGACGGCGAAAGCCAGGGCCGCGAGCGCCAACCCAAAGGGGAGCGTTCCGAGAGCCGCCAGCGTGAGGACGAGGATCCCGAGCAGGATCCGCTTCACGACCCGATCCTCGACGGCGATGCCCCCGAGGACGATGACAATCCCGACGATGACGAGACCGACACCGAGGAAGGCGATGAGCCCGACGAGGGAGAGGACGAAGGCGACGAGGACGACGAGGACCCCGAGCGGGAAATCACCGTCAACGGCGAGAAGATCTCGGTCAAGCAATCGGAATTGGAGGCGAGCTATTCCCGGGAGGCGGATTATCGGCAGAAAACCGAAGCGCACGCCCGCGACGTGGAGCAGGTGCACGAATTTGCAGGTGCTCTCAGTCAGCGGCGGACACAGCTCGATGCCACCGTGCAAATGGCCGAGGATTTAATCGCCGCGATCTTGCCGGAGGAAAAGGACTGGGCCGCGCTCAAGCAGAATAATCCGCAGGCTTTTATCGCAGCGCAGGAGCAGTGGCAGGGTTTCATTCAAAAGGCCAACGCGCTCAAGGCGGCTCGTGACGAGGCAAATGGGCACGAGGGTGAGGAAAAGGGGGTCGCATATAACCGTTACGTGAAAGCGGAGAATGCCAAGCTGTTCGAAAAGGTCCCGCAGTTGCGGAACCCGAAAGTCCAGCAGCAATTTTCGAATGTCATATTCGGTTATGGCAAAAAGATGGGCTACACCCCCGATGAATTGGCAAAGGGACTTGTCAACCACCGGGACGTGATGACCGCTTATTACGCCGCGAAATACCTGGAAATTCAGGAAAGTCGCAAGGCGAAGTCGAAACAGGCGGCCCGGAAGGGACCGCGCCAGTCGGAGGGCAATTCAGCCCCGAGGACGGTGCAGTCGCAGAGGGGTCGGAATAACTCGGAGCGCATGAACCGGCAGCGGAATGCGGATCGGGAATTGCAACGGACGGGATCGGTGCAGAGTGCCAGTCAGGCATTTGCAGCGATGTTCAAGGATTAACCGGAGGGTAAAATGGCGAAGGTTCGGAACGCGTACACCACCTATCAGGCCAAGGGGAACCGGGAGGATCTGTCCGACCGGATCTACAATATCGACCCCTTCGATACGCCGATCATGTCGGCCATGGGCCGCCGGAATGTCACGAACCGGACCTTCGACTGGCAGACCGAGAAGCTCCTACCCCCGAACGGCGACAACGCCCGCCAGGAAGGCTTCGAGCTGGACCGGTCGCCCGGCCAGACCACCGTTCGCCTGAAGAACGTGTGCCAGATCTCGGAGAAGGACGCGACGGTTGCCGGCTCCCAGGAGGAGGCGAACGCCGCGGGCCGTCCGTCCGAGATGGGCGCGCAGATGGCGATGCGTGCCAAAGAGCTGAAGATCGACATGGAGATCATCGGCTCGGGCACGCAGGCGGCGAACTACGGCGACGACGCCGCGGATCCGACCCCGCGCCGCACCCGTGGTCTGATCCATTGGCTGAAGTCCAACGTGTTCGTCCCGGTCAAGAACGGCGCCCCCGTGGTCGCCCTTCCGGCCACCGAGACGACCCCGTACCCGGTCATCGGCGCGGGCGACCGCGTGGAGTTCACCGAGGGCACCCTTCAGGCCATTCTACAGGCCGGCTGGGCCAAGGGCGCGCGTCCGAAGATGCTGGTCATGGGGCCGTCCCTCAAGGCGACCATGAGCACGTTCAAGGGCCGCGAGAGCACCCAGGTGCTGATCGGCCGGACGGAGGTGTCCATGGTTGTGGACGTGTACGCGTCCGACTGGGGCCGCGTGAAGGCCATGCCGTCCCGGTGGATGGACCAGAACACCGTGCTCGGCCTCGATCCGTCCTACATGGCGATGGCCTATTACCGCACGCTGCGGTCGGTCAACATCGCCAAGATCGGCGACGCCGACACCAAGATGATCCTCGCCGAGTGGGGTATCGAGATGCGCAACGAAGCGGCGCACGTCGCTCTCGTGGGTGCGAAGGGTAATCCGCAGATCACGGATACCACCATCGTCGCCGCGGCCTGAACGCCTCTAGGGCTTGCGTGACGAGGGGTTGGGGGTGCTCTATATGGGCGCCCCCTTCCTTTTGTCAGGACCATGCAGAGGCTGACATGACCCACATCCTAGACCACCGTGGCAATTTCCTGATCCAGGGCCACGAAGACCGCAATCATTCGAGCACGCACGACCGCGTTGTCATCGCGTCCGAAATGGAATGCGACGCGGTGATCCGCGAAAACCGTGCCCTCCGTGACAATCAGACGGGAAAAGAGGAATTCCGCCTCGTCGCCCGATATCCGGCCCCCATGGTTGAAAAGGCCATGCAAGAGGGGTGGTTTCACGACGACGAGAAATGGGGTCGTCTCATAAACGACCCCGAATACCGCGATTTCCGCGTCGCCGAAGGGACCTACTGACATGAATAAGGGCGAGCTTAAATCGGCGGTGCTGGATACGCTCGTCCGTCAGGATATGAGCGGCAAGCCCATCGTTGACAGTTGGGTACAGGCGGCCACGACCCGGCTTAATCAGGAATTGCTCCTGAATGCCCAGGTCGTGCGGGCCACACAGACCGTCACGGACAGGCTTATCGAGCTGCCCGCGGATTTCATTTCGGCGAAGTCCGTTCGTGTCACATCGAGCGCATTCGGTGCCGAACAGGGCAACCTCGAATATCAGTCGCCCGAGGAAATTGTCACGATGGCCGCGCAGGCGGCCCGGGGCCATGTCTGCGGTAGGCCGATGTATTACACGACCATCGGGCAGCGGCTGGAATTGGCTCCATGGCGCGCGGGCGCCGTGTTCAATGTCGAGATCTGGTATTATCGGCTTTTTCCCGATCTCGTGACGGACACCGACACCAATTTCGTTCTGACACAATACCCGCAGCTTTATCTAAATCTGACGTGCTCCATGGGGCACCAATACCTGCTCGAAAACGACAACGCCATGTCGCGTGAAGCCATGGCGATGGCAGAAATTCAGCGCCTGATGGCGCGAAAAGACGCCGAGAAATACGGCGATGGTCCGCTTATCGTCCGGCCGTCGCGCCGGATCGGAGGGAGGTTTTCATAATGGCCGACTGGCAGCTTGAGGATCGCACCCCCGGCAAAACGCTCACGGGCCCCAAGGGGGACAAGGGCAACACAGGCGACACGGGCCCGCAGGGCCCCCGTGGTGACGCCGGCTCGCAGGGGCCAAAGGGCGATCAGGGGGCCCAGGGCTTCGTTGGCCTGACTGGCGCGCGTGGCCCGACCGGAGATCAGGGCCTGAAGGGCGATAAGGGCTCGCAGGGCATCCAGGGCGACCAGGGGGACACCGGGCCGCGCGGCCTGACGGGTTTGACTGGCGCGGTCGGCCCGAGGGGCAACGATGGCCCCCAGGGGCAGCAGGGCCCGCAGGGCGGTGTCGGGCCGAAGGGCGACACGGGTGGGCTAGGGCCGAAGGGCGATCAGGGCGTTCAGGGCGTTCAGGGGCCCAAGGGCGATCAGGGCATTGTCGGCCCCCAGGGCGTCAAGGGCGATCAGGGCGCCGGTGTCACGATTAAGGGCTCCCGTGCCACGCCGGGGGATCTGCCGGCCACCGGCAACGTCGCTGGCGACACCTACATCATGACGACCTCTGGCACCGGCTTCGCGGCCGGTGACGGCTATTCGTACACCGGGTCCACGTTCCTCAACGTCGGCCAGATCCGCGGCCCGCAGGGGGCCCAGGGCGTCAAGGGGGACACGGGAACCCAGGGCCCGAAGGGCGACCAGGGCATTCAGGGCGTTCAGGGTGTCAAGGGCGACACGGGCGCGGCCGGGACGAACGGCACGAACGGCGCGCAGGGGGCCCCTGGCACGCCGGCTGACATGACCATTGTCAACGGCAAGATCAATCGTGCCGGCGATACGATGACCGGTGGTTTCGCAGCCCCGTATGTGACTGTCGGCGGTGCCGCAGACAGCGCGCTTTATATGGCTTCGCGCGAGTATAATCAGCCGGGAGCAAAAACCTTTCTTTGGTATAACACAGGGGGTGTTCTCCGACTTTACAATGCCACGGACGGCGGCGATCTGCACCGCTTTGGCCTCGACGGTTCTTTTTGGACCGCGCAGATTGGCGACCTGAAGACTAATCTCGACGCAAAACTGTCGAAGTCCGGCGGCACGATGACTGGCCCACTCGTAACGCAAGGCGACGTTACGGTTAGCAAGTCATACCCGAGCGTGCAATTGAGAACGCCGGACGGAACTGTACGCGGCTGGCAATTCCTCGACGACACCAAAGCGCTACAGTGGGTCGATTACACTACAGGTGTTCCTGAATTTGTAATTAGTAATGGTGGCTCCGTTTTTACGGGCCAGCTCGGCGACCTGAAGACCTACGTCGATAAGGGCGTGCGGACGGACGTTGTGCAGGACTTCGCCTCAAGCCTGCGCCAGAAAGCTAGGGCCAATATTGGTTTGCTCGGAACAAAATCCGACTACCATAACGGCAACAAAACTCTAACAAGCTCTGATATTGGCGGTATCGGCTTTTGCGAGTCGGGGGCTGTAATTACGCTCCCGGCCATCTCGTCTGTTAAGACCGGCGATGCGATCCTGCTCTATGGATGGAACGGCACTTCGACCATTGTTGCGGCGGGATCTGACCCCCTGGCGGGGATCGGCAATGCAATGTCGCTTCGCCAAGGACAGACGGCCGTTCTCTACGTCTGGGGTTCACAGTGGCTCGTTTCTGGTTTGGCCGACCCGCCAAATACGGGCTTGAACTCCGGCGTCTCGCAAGGGTTCACCGACGCCCAAAAACAGCAGCTTTACGCCAACGCCGACATTGTAATCCCGACGGGCCAGTGCCGGCTAAACTTCGTTTCCACGACGCAGATCCGGCTTGACCCGTTCAACGGGAACAAGCTTTTCATCAATGGCAATTACCGCAAGATACCGGCCGCAGGTGTCACGCTGTCAAATGCGGGACTGGCTGCGAGTACACTGTATTACGTTTACGCCTATTGGACAGGGGCCGCGATTGCTCTGATCGCTTCGACGAACCCTCCCGTGACGGACACGACCTACGGCCTCAAGATACCTACTGCAACGCCGGCTTACACCCTCGTCGGTATGATTTACACAAATACAGACGGCACATTTTACGACGGTACTTCCGGCTGTTATGTGCTGTCTTACTTCAACCGACGTGCGAAAGGTGTCCGTGCCAGCATTACCCCAAGCGGCGGCACGAATGCCGGATCGTTCGTCCAGCTTGGCCCCTATTATTTTACGCTGAATTGGGGGGACGAAACTGTAAAAGTGCACACCCTAGGCTATGCTTACGCGGCAGCGGCCGGTGCACAGTTGCAGCTCAGTCCCAGGCTTGATGGGGCTGGCATTGGTGGTGTGTCCATTGCAACTGCTTATAACAGCGGTGTTTATGTAAACCTGTGTCAGAGCATAATCACGGCCCCCACCGAAGGCTCTCACAGCTACACGGTTCTAGGGTTGGGCAACGGTGGCGGTGGCACGTTCACAGTCGATATTTACGTGGAGACGATGGGATGACCGAAATCAGCACCCCGAACGACTGGACCGTGCCGGACTTGCCGGACCCGCCCGCCCCGCTGCCCGAGCCTGATCGGGTGGCGGCCCCCAATGGCAGATTTGGCCCGACGTTCTGGGCCGAATTGGTCGCTGCGGGGGCGGACACTCTACCCATGGTGGTGGGCCTCGATCACATCATTTTTGCATCCGGCATTTCGGCTGCGGATCGCAAAAAGGTCATGTCGTTGGCCAAAAAGAATAACCCGGAGGCTGCGGCGCCCGCCCCCGTGACCGTGCTCTACAAGGTCGATTTCTACCGGCGCATGACCGACGAGGAAGCCGAAGCGGTCGAAGGCGAAATTGCAAAGCAGCCCGTAAAGCAGCGGCGCATTTTCGAGAGCGCGAATTCCTTTCGGAGCGATGCCCCGGAATGGCAGACCCTGAACGCTCTCGCGGGGGCCCTCTTCGGCGCCGTGCGGGCCAAAGTCATCCTGGCACCTTCGGAGGCCCAATGAGCCCGTATGTCACGCACCCCCTCTTGGCCGTGGCAGGGTTCCTTGTCCTGGCGGGGCTGTTGCAGCTCGGCTTCAACCTCGCGGGTGTCACAGCGGTGCCCGCATGGGCCTTCGTGCTCGTGGTCCCGGCGCTCGTCATGTCCACGCTGTACTTCGGCCGTGAGGCGGGGCAGACGGAACACGACCTGAAAAACCGCGGCTGGGGTGGCGTTTCGGCCTATCTGGGGGCTATCCTGACGTTCGGGTGGGCCGGGGCCAACTTCGCCCAGTTCGCGGTCGCCGCCGTGGCTGTCATCGCACTCGCCGGCCTGGGTGCCGTGCTCCACGCCTGGGGGTTCTGATGCCCGATACATTCACCCCGAATTACAATCTTACGAAGCCCGAGGTCGGTGCGTCGCGTGATGCGTGGGGCACGAAATGGAACGGGAACGCCGACGTTCTCGATGCCCAATTAAAAGCGGCCGCCGATAGTCTGGCCGCAGGGCTGGCGGCGATCAAGGGTGTGCCCCCAGGCACGATTATCGACTATGCGGGCAATGGGGTCCCCGCCGGCTGGCTTCGTTGCGATGGCGCCGCGGTGAGCCGCACCGCGTACCCGGAGCTTTTCGCGGCGCTGGCATATGGGGGCATTTACAGCGCCCCTGACGGCGCGAGCTTTTTTCTCCCTGACGTGCGGGGCGTTTTCCGGCGTGGCCTTGATGTCGGTCGCGGTGTGGACGCCAATCGTGGCTATAATCAGCTTCAGTACAGCCAGAATGTTTCGCACACGCACGGGCTGACACGGGGCGGCGTCGTCATTGCCGGGTACGCGGGCACCGCGTCGGCGAATGTTGATACGGGCCCGTATCTGCAAATCGACACCATTGCGGCCAGTGGTGGCAACGAAGCTCGCCCGATCAATTTGGCATTTCCGGCGCTGATCCGGTATTGAGGTGCACCATGGCCGACGAAAACGATTTTACCTGCTACGCCTACGCGGATTTCACTCACGAATATAGCGGGCAGACGGAAGGATATCCGAGCCCGCGGGAGCCCGAGGTAATTCTTTTTCCGCGAAACACCACGCTCGTGGCACCGCCCAAATATCGGGTCGGGTATATCCCGGTTTTCAATCTGGAAACCGAGACATGGGCCATTCAGCCCGATTTCCGTGGTACCATCGGGTATGACAAGGCGGGGAACCCGGTGCTCATCGCCCAGGCGGGGGATCCGACGACGTTCAACCCGCCGCTCACCCGGAATTCGCCGACGCCGGAGCTGCCCCAGCCCCCGGACCCGAATAGCGCGCTTCGCACGTCAAAAGTCGCGTTCTGGCGCCGTGCCACGGAGGAAGAGGCGGCGCATTTCCTGGCCGATCTCACCGACGCCAGCCCGCGCCTGAAGTCGATTTTCGACGCTGTGATGTATCTCATACCGGGGTCCCCCGAGTACCCCGATCTCCGTGCTGCAATCGAGGCCCGCGTCGGCCCCGAGCGTGCAGACGAGCTTTTGGCGCCCTCCAACGATTAGAGAGGTCGGTGTGGCCACGTTTCCAAAAATCCCAATGGCAGATCCCCCGGAGGGGGAAAACACGATAATCGGCCGGCAGGGCGGGGTGCTGAAACGGTTCCCGTTTTCCGCCTTACGGCCGTTCTTCAAAGGGGATCGAGGGGACACGGGGCCACAGGGGGCCCCGGGCTTGGACGGAATGGACGGGCCCCGCGGCGTCGCAGGGCCCAAGGGGGACAAGGGGGACACTGGCCCTCAGGGGGCACAGGGCCTTCGCGGGTCTCAGGGTTTCGACGGCCCACAGGGGTTGCCGGGGGTCTCTGGCGTGGCAGGGCCCAAGGGTGACACAGGGCAGACCGGTGCGCAGGGCGTGGTAGGGTCCAAGGGCGATCAGGGGTTGCAGGGGCCCCAGGGTGTCCAGGGAGCAAAGGGCGACACCGGAGTGGCCGGTGCCCAAGGTACGAAAGGTGACACAGGGCCAATAGGCCCGAACCCCTGGATTGATTTGGGCACCGTGGCAGTAAAAGAAACCGTCCTGCTTGCTGTTGGCGCGGCGGTCAGAACTGTTCGTGTCGCAGTACCGGGGGCTAAAAAGGGCATTCCTGTTACAGTATTCCCCGCGACCACGTTGCAAGCCGGGTATGGGCTCGTGGGTGCTGTCTCAACCCTAGATGATACTGTAGACGTGTCTGTGACATGCCCCGCGTTAGGGATCGGGGCGAGTTACAATCTCAGCGTCCGGGTGCTCGCCGCCCGGGTTTAGGGCGTGGCGGGAGGGATCATGGGACGGCAGCCCCGACGCGGCCTAGATGACGCGGCGACTAGATATCGAGACGGCACCGAGATACCAGAACACTTGAGAGCTTTGGCAGGCCCGTTCGGCCCCTGGATCCAAGAGGATCGGCTAGAATTCCATCACCTGAATAGGGAAGTACAGGAATGGCTCGCTCGACTTTCCCCGGACGAACTGGCGGATACGAAAAGTGCCGTGTCCGATTTCGTCCGTCGGAGGGCAATCAAAAAGTGGACGTTCCGTATTTTCTGGGGTGCAATAACGGGCTTCGGTGCCGTGTATGCCGCTGGCGAAAAGCTTGTCAAATTCTTGCAGTGGGTGGGTGGGTTTGGTTTCGATCCAACCTTAATTGGCAAGGCATTAAAGGGGCTTTTGGGATTATGATATCTCGTTTTCTCGGTTGGATCGGGGTGGCAGCCGGTGCCGCAGTCGGGGCGACGTTAGCTGTCTGGGCCCAGGAACCTTACCCGCTCTCGATATTGGAGCGAAATGTTCTGACACCAATTGTCAAACCGGGTGACAAGCTTCGGGTCGAAATTCTCGCGGATCGCCGCAAGCGATGTGAGCAGGAAGTCACCCGGTTCGTGCAGGAAAACGACGGCGACCGGCAGAAGCTCACGCGTCCCTGGCAGTTCGACTACGGCCGCATGGGGCGCGATGCCTACGTGATCGAGGTGCCCACCGCCGCTGATGCTCCGATGGGCCCTGGCGAGGTCGTCAGCAGCGCGGCGGCGATCTGCAATCCGTGGCAGCGGTGGTTTGGCTCCCCAGTGCCCTCCGGTGAGGCGTGGCACGACAAATTCGTGTTCGGGGAGCAGACAAAGACAATCCCCGGTAAATATGCGGGCGAATACGTCCGCTAAAGAGAGGCGAGAGGCAAATGCAGACTTCCTTGATCGGTCGAAATGTTCTGATTTCCCGCGAAGGGCTCAAGACCGTCGCATATCGTGACAGCGTGGGGGTCTGGACCATCGGGGTGGGCCACACGTCGGCGGCCGGTGCCCCGAAAGTCACCCCGGGGCTGAAAATCACGGTCAAGGAAGCCGAGCGCATTTTCGCGCAGGATCTCGTGCAGTACGAGCGCGCCGTCGAAAGCACGATCCGCCGTGTCATGCTGCCGAACGAATTCGATGCCTTCGTGTCAATTTGCTATAATATTGGCACCGGGGCGTTCAAGAAATCGACGTTCGCCAAGAAATACAACGCCGGGGCCTCCCCCGAAGAAATTGTCCCGTACATCATGCAGTGGCGCAAGCCCGCCGAGATCACGTCGCGCCGGCAGGCCGAAGCCGATCAGCTCTGCACCCCCTATGACGTGGCGATGCCCCGGGCTCGCGCGACGGATCGGGCCCGCGTGTCGGACAAAAAGCGGCATGTGGCGCAGAACGATCCGGCTCCCGTCGAGGGCGGTGCCGCCGTGGTCGCGTTCGCGCCTCCCCTGGCGGGCGTGGACCCGCTGGGCGTCGCCAGGACCGACGATGCCATGGTGAGCCCCACGAACCCGTTCAGGGGCCTTTTCAGCCTTTTCCAGGGCAAGCCCCCGGTGGCCAAGGACGACCGCGGCGAGGTGAAGGCGACGGTGCAGGCCGAAGCCCCCTCGATCATGAAGGATCTGGCCAACGTTCGCACCCTGGGCCTGATCGGCGGTGCCGGATCGATCCTGGGCGGTGTGCAGGACAGCGGCTTGCTCGACAGCGTGAAGGCGAGCGCCGATGGCGCCACGTCCACATTCGAGAGCGTGCAGACCTTGGTTAACCTCGTGCTCGGGGCGATCAAGTGGGGCGTCGCCCATTGGTGGGTGTTCGGTCTCATTCTGGCGGGCTGGATGCTTGTCAAGGTCGGCTGGGCCGTGTTCAAGCTCTATGTGTTCGTGAAAAATGGGGTAAAACCCAACGGAGGGTAAAATGGCATACGTGGCACCGCAGACAACGACCGTGCTGAATTCGGACCTGACCGCGCTCAACGGCCAGATCACCGTGCTAAAGGGGGTCCGTGCGGCGATCCCGGCCGGGGTCAATCCGCGTGACATTCAGCTCGTGGACGATCAGATAAAGCGGCTGACAAAGGTGGTGGAGATCATCCAGCGCCGGCTCAAGCGCGCCAGCTAAGGAAAAGCCAATGCCCACCGTGCGTATTGCCCCCGGCTTCGTCCGTGGTGAAAGCCTCGCGGCGATCCCGGGCCGCTATTCGCGCGGATCCTTGGTGCGGTGGCAGGACGGCACGTTGACCCCGGTGGGGGGTTGGGAGCGGATCACCAAGAGCCCGCTCGCCAGCCCTCCCCGGTGGGCGACCGTCTACAAGGATCAGGATTTCGAGCGGTTCGCCGGGATCATCTGCGACCGGAACGTCTATGTCGAGAACGAGGGCGTCTACAAGGATATCACGCCGCCCGATTGGGTGGACGCCGACGCGGCCCAGGGGTCACGCGGCTACGGGTCCGGCACCTACGGCCTCGCCAATTACGGCAAGGACGACGAGCCCCGAGGCTCAAATCCGGTTGACCCGAGTTCTGACAATAACCGCATCCGCACGGCGTACCCGGTCGCATTCTCCGCGGAGAAATGGGGCAAAGGCGAATTCCTGTTCGGCCACTCGGGCGACGGGAAGGTGCACGTTTGGCGGCCGAAGGGCTGGGACGATCACGATGGCGACGGCATCATTGACGAGCGGGATCCGCAGTGGGTCAAGGACGGCTCGGGGAATTACCCCGCGGGCCCGTACCCGAACCTCAAGCATTATGACACGATAATCTGCCCAAACGCCCCGCTCTTCATTCAGGGCTTTATCGTCACCGACGAATTGCACCTAATGTGCCTTGGGGGCACGTTCGCGGATGACGGTGCCACAGAAGGCAACGTGCCCAACCGCGTGTCGTGGTCGGATCAGGGCAATCGCGAAGGCTGGAACTTCCTCGACGTGGAAGGGCAGGCCGGCTATTTCGATTTGCAGGACGCGGGTCTAATTTACTGCGCAAAGAAGATCCCGGGCGCGATCCTGATTTTCACACAAACGAGCGTGTGGATTTGCCGATATATCGGCTACCCGAACTTTTACGGGTTTCAGAAGCTCGCCGAGAGCGTGGCACCCGTGTCGCCGCAGGCCGTGGTGGTCGGGTCGAACCGGGCCTTTTGGTGGGGCCAGGGCCGTTCGTTTTGGAAGTATGAGGGTGGTGTCGTCGCTCCGGTGCCGTGCTCCCTGGGCCTCGATCCGTTCGAAGGGCTCGACATTTACAACGCGCCGAAGCGCGTGACCGGGTGCTACAATGGCAACTACCCGGAAATTTGGTGGTTTTACCCGTCGAAGGGGCAGAATGGTCCTGTCGTCGTAAATGACCGATATGTCGTTTACAATATCAATGACGGGTGGTGGGCGGATGGCTATTTGGAGCGGTCATTTATGATCGCTTCGCCCATCGACAATTACCCACTTGGGGGCAACACCGCGGGCAACCTTTTCGCCCATGAGCAAGGGTATATGGACGAAGGCCGCACCCGGGCCGGGTATTGCTGGGTCGAAGCCGATTTGCTGTCGTTCGAAGACGGCGACAAGGTATATTCGGTGACACAGCTACAGTGCGACACGGGCGGGGCGGCCAAAAATGTCACTTTCGAATTCGACACCCGAATTAATCGCGGGGGCCCCGAGACCGCCACTTATTCCTATGTCCCGCGCGACGATGGCTACGTGGACACCCGGTTTTCGGCGCGCGATTTTACTCTCCGTGTCGTCGGGCAGATCGACGGACCCTGGGCCGTGGGCGGCTTGGTATTCCGTGCAGTGGCGAGAGGACGACGGTAAATGGCAACTCCCCGATCCGGTTATTCGCTCCCCGTCGATCCCCTCAACGAATTGGGGGACCCGGCCCAGGCGTTCGTCAATGGGGCACAGCTCCAATTCGTCCGGACCCTTATCTCGATCATCCGCACCCAATTCGGGAAATTCGTCTCCCGAGAGACCGCGGTACCCTTCATCTATCTGCAATCCGCAGGCGGAAAAACATTCCGGGTCGAAGTCAATGACGCTGGGCAGCTCACGGCCACCGATGCCCGCCTCAGTTAAATTGGCACGGCTGAAAGAGGCCGTCGAGCGCGGGCGCCAGGACTGGGATGCGGTGCTCGCGGCGCTCAAGTCCGGGGAGCTGAATTTCCACGAGGCGGGCCGTGCCTGCGCGGTGACACAGATCATGATTTCAGGGCCGTTCAAAACCCTGTATGTCCATGTCATCGCTGGCGACTTGAGTGACGTGCCCGAGCTGACACAGGTGGTTGAGGACTTCGGGCGTTTGCACAAATGCCAAGTCATCGAGACGACCGGCAGGCTTGGGTGGGATCGGTATTTTCGCCAGACAAGCAAAGCTCAAGGCTACCGGAAGGTTGCCGTGAAGTATCGGAAGGAACTTTGAGCCATGATGGGCGGATCTCAGCAGCCGGCAACCACGACCCAGATCCAAAAGACTGAGCTTCCGGCTTGGGTGGATGCGGCTTCACAGGCAAACTACGCCCAGGCGGCAGCGTCGGCGAACAATCTGACCCCTTCGGCGCCGCAGAACGTTGCGGGGCAGCAGCCTTTGCAGGCCCAGGCGGTCGATTGGCTCAATCAGTCAACGGGCATGTCTCAGGGGGCCTTCGGCAACGCCCTCAACAGCATCGGTGGGGCCAAGGACGTGGCCTACAACCCGGTGTCGCTCTGGGGCGGCGCCCGGGATGTGTCGGCCCCGCGCGACGTGGGCAATGTCACGGCTCAAGGCTTCCTCGACCGCGATATCAATGCCTACATGAACCCTTACACGCAGCAGGTGGTCGATGCCACGGATCAAGCGTCCCGGCGCGACGAGAGCCTGTCGCTGATGAAGAATTCGGACCAGAACCGGGCGAGCGGCGCGTTCGGCGGTTCACGCGACGCGATCACGAATGCGGTGCTCCAATCGGAGGGGGTGCGCAATCGGGCCCAGGTCGGTGCCGGGCTGCGGTCGGCGGCGTTCACGGATGCGGCTGGGCGGATCCAGAGCGACAACGCACTCAATTTGCAGGCGCAGACCAGCAATCAGGGCAAGGACCTCACGCTCAACTCCCAGCGGATCCAGCAGGAGGGCATGAACCAGAATGCCGATATTGCCAAGGGCCAGCTAAATGCAAATATCGGGATGCATAATTCCGATCAGGACCTGAATGCGCAGCAGTTCAACGTGGGCACGGCCTTCAATAAGGCGAGTGCCTATGCGGGGCTCGGGTCGGCTATCGGTCAGACGGGAAATGCGCAGTCGCTCTTAGCCGCCAATCTCGGCCAGTCGCAGCAGGCCACCAATCAGGCGTTCATGGACGCCCAGACCGCAAATGCGGGCTTGGGCAATCAGGACGTGACAAATGCCCTGAACATGAAGCTCGCGGCACTCGGTATGTCGCCCTACGGCAAAACCACGACCTCGAATTCCACGTCGCAGGGTGGCCAGTCGAGCAACGGCGGAATGCAGGCAATCGGCGGCATCATGTCGGTGCTCCCGATGCTGTTCTCGGATCGGACTGTCAAAAAGGACATTAAGCGGCTGGGCAAGGTCGGAAATTCGGATCTGAACAAGTACGAATTCCGGTATAAAAAGGGCTTCATGGGCAACGAAATGGGCGATGACAAATACGTCGGTGTCATGGCGCAGGACGTGGAGAAGAAGCTCCCCGGGGCGGTGCACAAGGTGGACGTGGACGGCAAAAAGGTCCGCGCCGTGGACTACGGTATGGTGGCGTCGCACGGCTTCATGGGCAACTGACCGATGGCGGATCCGCTGGGCTTCCTCCAATCGGTGCTCAAGGGCACCTACAACGGTATGTCGGCCGCGGGCGAGGATCTTGCCCGTGGAGCCGTGGACGCCGCCACGCTCCCCCGGGACGTGTATCAGGGCAAGGTGCAGACCGATCCCCGCTACATGTCGGATGAGGACTTTGCCCGCACGCTCAACCTCGCCGGCAACGTGGCCGGCGGGGGTGTCACGCTCGGCTCAGCCCCGGAGGGCGCGCTGGGCATGTTCGCCGGGCGCCGGTCGAAAACGTTCCCCTGGACAGAGGCTGTCGCCGCGGACATAGGCGAACAGATGGGGAAGCACCCCACCGACATTTACAAGAACACGGGCCTTTTCCGTGGGGTCGATGATAAATTACGTTATGAAATTCCAGATGAGGCCGCACGGATTAAGCCGGCAGCGGGCCCGTTAGAGCCCGGTCAACGTTTGCGGGCTGCAGATTATTTTGACCATCCAGAGCTTTTCAAAGCCTACCCAGAGCTGGGTGAAATCCCCGTCATGCACCAACCCGGTATGAATGGGGCTGCTCACGCGGCGCCTCATGGGGACTACCCAAATGGGTATATAAAAATGGACATGGTGAAAAATGCGCACGCTTTTAATGACGACGCCCCCCGGTCCATGATGCTGCACGAATTGCAACATGCCATTCAAAATCGGGAGGGGTTTGCTACAGGGGCTAATTCAGGGGCTGATTATATCCAAAAAGCGAAGCCCGTGATGAGTTTACCTGAAGGGTCTGTCGAGCGACGGCGTGAGAGTTGGCACGCGTATGCACGGTCAGCCGGCGAGACCGAAGCCCGGCAGGTGCAGGAACGTGCCGATTGGCCCCTTGAGCGGCGAATGGAAATGCACCCCCTGCAACAGCAAATGACAAAAAAGTACCCAGGGGACCCGGCTTATAGACCCCCGCTAGATCAGCAATGGATCGCAGGTAAAGAATTACCTTATCCGGCAGAAGCTTACGACCCGAATTTGCCATTCTTGGCACAGTACCTAGGGAAATAACCATGCTCCGCGCTGTGATGGACCCGAGCACCAAGCGTATCGTCTACAAGGACGACGGCACCCAGGGGGCAGCGCCGGCTCTTGGCATGCCCATGAGGGCCCCAGCGGCCGGGCCCCCAGTGATGGCTGCCGGGCCCGGTAGGGAGATGGAAGTCACGCTGCCCCAGATCAGCGTCGGCCCGAACGATCCGGCGCCAGCCGCCGGGGCGGGCCGTGCCCCGAGCATGTCTATGGGGGGTATGTCGGCCCCCAACCCACTCGCGTCGCACCTCTCGGGCCTTGAGCAGCAATACAAGCTGCCACAAGGCTATTTGGCACAGATCCGTGCCGTCGAGAGCAGCAACGGGAAAAACCTCGCGAACCCGAATTCGTCGGCACGCGGGCCGTACCAATTCATCAATTCGACCGCCGAACGCATGGGCCTTTCCATGGAGGATCGAATGGACGAATTCAAATCGGCCCAGGCGGTCGCAAAAATGGCGGCTGGCGATGCGGCTGCA